AATAGAGTTATATGGAAGGATAATAGTTTGATTCCAGAAAAAAGAAAACAACCTGACTTTTTATGTTGTTCTCAAAATTACTCTGTAGAAACCTCAGAACTTTGGAATGTTGCGCATACGGATGAGTGGCAGTATAAAAGTTTGAAAGAAGATCTAGGGAATAGTGGATAAACCTAAATAATAGGTTATATCACTAAAAAGGACTCTTTTTGATAGAGCTTTTATACCTCTTTATAATGACACATATAACTATTGTTTGTGTGACATTATATCTCCATAGAGGGCAGACGCATAAAGCGTTAGAATTCCACCCAGCATTAGCCCACTTTTTTAGATTTTGGCTTTGGTTTACCACAGGTATGGTAACTAAGGAGTGGGTAGCAGTGCATAGAATGCACCATGCTAATGTTGAAGAAGAGAGTGATCCACACTCTCCGCACCATTACGGAATTTTAAAGCTGTTGTATGCAGGTGCCTTTCTTTACCACAATGCTGCTCGAGATAAAAATAAAATCGAGCAGTATGGGAAGGGCACACCTGATGATTGGGTTGAGAAGCATATATATTCTCGACGCAATTTATTAGGAATTTTATTATTATTGGTCTTGAATCTTATAATGTTTGATGTAAATGGATTGATTATATGGTTAGTACAAATGATTTGGATACCGTTTTGGGCAGCAGGTATAGTTAATGGTATAGGACATTGGTGGGGTTATCGTAACTGGAATACAAAAGATAAGTCTGCTAATATTATACCACTTGGGATTATTATTGGTGGTGAAGAACTACACAATAATCATCACAAATACCCAGCAAGTCCAAAACTAAGTCGGAAGTGGTTTGAGTTTGATATTGGTTGGATGTGGATCAAACTATTTTCGGCATTTAATTTAATTACAATAAAGGAGTTTAAATGAAAAAAGTAGTAGCTATTTTGACAGCTGCACTATTTGGTGTAGCTTTTAATGCAAATGCTGATGACAACTGGAACACTTCAGAGCATAACTATCAATTAAATAGTGATGTTTGGGGACTAGAAGTTAGAGCCAATGGTAACGATGACTATGATCACGTTGAAGGTTCTTATAAACTATCAGACACTCTAACTGCTGCTGTTCGATACGCAGAAGATGGAGATTCAACTGAGATTCGTCCAAAGCTTACACAAAAGCTTTTCAATTCAGGTCCAGTAGCTCTAGCACATAGAATTGAGTATCGTTACTTTGAAGGTAACACTACTGATGATTACTGGAGATATCGTGGTATTCTTAAACTAAGCGCAGGAAGTGTTTGGTTAAAACTTGAGCCACGTTGGACATTTGGTGGTGCTGAGAAAACAGATGCTAAAATTGATGATGTCAAATGGCAGACAGGTTACGATGTTGCTCTTGCAGACAATGTACAGTTTACACCATTCATTGAGTACAAAACATCAGGTGAGGTTAATAAGTGGAAAAAGGATCACATGATTCTTGGCACTTCTCTTGCTGTTAAATTTTAAATAGATGGGGGAGGAAACTCCCCCTCTTTGACTATGGCTTGGATTTATAATAATAAAGAAGTTTTAGAAATTCCTGAGGGATATACTTCGTTTGTGTATATTATAACAAATAAAGTAAATGGTAAACAATATATCGGTAAGAAACTTTTTTATTTTTCTAAAACTAAAAAATTGAAAGGTAAAAAAAAGCGTTACAAAGAGGAAAGTGATTGGAAAGAATATTGGTCATCCTCGGAAGAACTAAAGAAAGATATACAACTACTAGGGGAGGAAAACTTTACACGGGAGATTTTGCATTTGTGTAAGAACAAAGGCGAAAGCACTTATCTAGAAGCCAAGCATCAGATGATTAATGAGGTTTTAGAAAATCAAGATAGGTGGTATAATAGAAATATTATGGCTCGTGTCCATGCTTCTCATGTAAAGAATCTACAAAAATGAACTACTTACTTTTAGGAACAGCCCTTACGCTGTCAACCATTGCTGCCTTTTATGCTATTGCGGGATTAGTAGCTATATTTGCTGCAGCTGTCATTCCAATTATAGTCATGGGAAGTGCGCTTGAGGTATCGAAGTTAGTGTTGGCTTCGTGGATATATCGTAACTGGAGCGAAGTTCCCAAGTTGATGAAAACATATTTTACCTTTGCGCTCGTAGTTCTCATGTGTTTAACTTCAATGGGTATATTTGGATATTTGTCTAAGGCACACTTAGATCAAGCATTGCCTACTGGTGATGTTGCTGCTAAGATAGAATTAATAGATTATCAAATAGAAACTGAGCGTGGTAATATCGAAGCCAACAGGTCATTAATCGCTCAGATGGATGCAGTGGTTAACAATAAAATGGAGCAACAGGGAAGAACTCTTGTTAAAAAAGGAACTGAAAAGAAATCGTTATTTGGTAAAGGTGAGCGTGAAGAATTTTTAGAGAAAGAAGATGTTGCTGAACGTGCACTTCAAATTCGTAGAAGTCAGGCTAAAGATAGAGCAAAACTTATTAAAGATATTGAACTCAGTCAGGATAAAATATTAAAACTACAAGAACAAAAGGCACCAATTTCTAGCGAATTAAGAAACTTAGAGGCAGAAGTCGGTCCAATCAAATATGTAGCTGCATTAATATACGGAGATAATCCTGATAAGAATCTGTTAGAAAAAGCAGTTAGGTTTGTAATTATAATGATTGTTATAGTATTCGATCCACTTGCGGTGCTTATGGTTATTGCGGCGAACTGGAGTCTTTATCGACGTAAACCAACGGTAGTTGAACAAGTGGAGGAATCCCCCGTAAAAAAGTCTGAGAGGGAGAAGCCACAAAAGGTTTCTCCCCCAAAACCAGTTAAAACAGTAAAATCTGATATAACATTATTTGATGAGGTAATTGCAGAGGATTATTTTGAGCCTGAGCAGAGAGGATGGACTGGGTGGAAGGTTACGGAGAAGAAAAAGAGAATTAGACCTGTGTATGAGGAATTTACTATCCACTCAAACATAGAGGAAACTAAATAGAAAAACTTTATAAGATATAGCATATGGAATTTTTTAATTTAGTGGCTGAGGTGGGATTCCCCATTGCTGCAGCAATTGCAGCAGGGTATTTTGTTTTCCTCACATTGAAGTTTATTTTAGCGGGAGTGACCAGCTCTGTCAATGGCATGAAAGGTATAATCATGGCATTAGACAAACGTGTAGCTACGATGAATCACGACGTAGTGAGAATAGATACTAAGGTCAGCCACGCTTTGGGAATCCCACCTGATTTTGATAGAATTGCAAGAGCAGAACAGTCAGATGCTAGGAGAGATTAATGAAACATCATCCAGACGACTGTTGTTTTAGTGCAGGTGATGTCTTTAAAGTGGGATTAAGTATTTTTGTTATGTCGTTTGTAGTTGGATTTACTGTTGGCGTGATACTGTAAATGGAAGAGATAATAGAATTAATTAACAAATATGGATTTCCCATAGTTGCTGCGTTTGGACTTGGTTACTTCATATTTTATGTTTGGAAATGGGTAACTGAAGAGATCGACCCAGTTACTAGCGAAGCCAACGTAACATTAATTGCGCTGATAGACAGAATAAGAATGTTAGATAATGATTTAATTAGACTAACACAAAAGGTCGACGTCATACTTTCCTTGAGAGAAAGAGACCAAAAAAAGGCAAAAACTGATGGCGAAATATCTTCTCATAATACTGATGATGGGAGCAAACACTAGCTTTGCTAATGAATTAGTATACCAATTTAAATCACCAGCTTTTAATGGCAACGGATACAGTAGTCATGTTTTAACAATAGAAAATCTGACTCACCAAAGAAAAAAAGATATAGAATCAAAGCGTGAGTCTGATCTTAGAGAAGCTGAACGTGAAGCAAAAAATACAAATGTGAATAAGTTCCTTGCCAACTTAGAGAGTAGAATATACGCTGAGTTGAGTAAGCAAATATCTGATAAGTTATTTGGTGAAAATCCACAGTCTAGTGGAACCATAGACTTGTTGGGTAATATGGTATCGTATGAAATGACTGATGACATGGTAACTTTAACTGTTGTGCAAACAGATGGAAGCACCACAGTTGTAGAAATACCTGTTGCTCAATTCGCTTTCTAATATGAAAAAGTTTTTAGTATTATTACTGTTGGTTGGTTGTGCTACAACAAAGAGTATAGATCAACCAAGAGTATCAGAAACGCCAATGGCAGATACTTTAAAAGAGTTTCCTGCTATTGCAAACAATAGACCAGTTACGGTAGCAGTTTATAATTTTCAAGATAAAACTGGACAACGTAAGCCAGCTGATAATATTGCAAATATCAGCACTGCAGTTACACAGGGAGCAGAAGTTTATTTGATAGATGCTCTTATGGATTTAGCTGGTGGCAACTTTTTTAATGTAGTAGAGCGAACTAATTTAGATAATTTAATTAAAGAACGACAGATTATTAGAAATGCAAGATCTGAAGCTGAGGAAAACAAAGATCTTGGTGCATTGAAGTTTGCTGGTATTATTATTGAAGGTGGAATAATAGGATATGACACCAATCAATTTACTGGCGGAGCAGGTGCAAGAATTATGGGGATTGGACCATCGGGACAATGGCGGTGCGACATTGTTACTGTTGGATTGAGAGCAGTGAGTGTGCTGACAGGTGATATACTTTTAAATGTCAGTACGGAGAAAACAATCTTGAGCACCAGTGTTGGTATTAATGTATTTAAATTCTACGACCAAGGAACTCGAGTCTTGGAAATAGAATCAGGAACATCAACAAATGAACCAGTTAACTACGCTGTGAGACAAGCAGTTCAACAAGCTGTTATAGAGTTAGCGAAACAAGGTAAAGAAAAAGGTTACTGGGAATATAAGGAGAAGTAAATGAATGCAAAGGTAGCAATAGCTGCTGTATTGACATTCTTTGTAAACTTTGCCATTGCAGACAACTTAATTTATATCGACCAAGTTGGCTCATCTGCAACCATCAATATAAACCAAGATGGTTCAGGCAATAGAGTTGGATCATCCTCCACAAACTCTTCAAGTGATGGCGCAAGCACCACTATGGATCTAGACCAAGTGGGTTCAAGTAACGTAATAGATTATGATATAACAGGAGATGATGCTGATATAACTGTCAATCAACAAGGCAGTAGTAACGAGAGCACTCTAACCATAGGTACAAGTGCAGGTTCAGATAGTATTACATACACTGAAAATATTACTGGAGATTCTAACGATATAACAACTAACGTTGGAACTTCGGCTGCAACTGAAGATGCTACAATAACATTAGATGTTACAGGCGACAGCAACACTGTAACGATTAATGAAAACAGTACTGCAGCAAGTATAACAGATAAAATTACTGATATTGATATAACTGGAAGTACCAATACTGTTACCGCAACCAAAAGTGGTGCTGCGCAACATGACACAACAATCAATCACACTGGTAGCAATAGTACCATTAGTGTGACACAAGGTGGGTCACAAGCCAGTACGGTGGATATGAATACAAATGGATCGAGCTCTAGCGTTACTATTACTGTTTCTGACTAATATAGCATTTGCTGGTATCGGTACTGTTGATAAGTCAACTGGACCAGCAAGTCTTATACGAGAAAAGAAAACATTAGAAGTCAA